ATGTGGATGGAAGGGGCCGACGGTTACGGTAAATTAAAGATTGTACCAACTCCTACAGGTAATATTGTTAAAACATTATTACAGTCGGGAGCAAAATTAGGTGTTTCATCCCGTGGTTCAGGTAATGTAAATGATAACGGTATAGTTTCGGATTTTGAAATTATTACTGTTGATATTGTAGCACAACCTAGCGCACCTAATGCATTTCCTAGAACGATTTACGAAAGCCTTTATAATATGAAGGGTGGGGCTAGGATGTTAGAAACTGCAAGATATGCACACATAGATCAGTCAGCTCAGAAACAAGTTTTAAAAGATGTTTCTGAATTGATTAGACAGTTAACAATAAAATAAGGAGAACTCAAGATGGCTAAAAAAATTGATGAGATCTTGAGCGAAAGCGTTGGACTAACCGAAGATGCCAGAAACCAGATCGTTGGTTTGTGGGAAGCTAGACTATCCGAAGCTCGTGAAGAAGTTGCTGCAACACTCCGCGAGGAATTTGCACGTAAATTCGAACACGATAAGGGTGTTTTAGTAGAATCGATGGATCGTTTCTTAACTGATAAAGTCCGCGTTGAACTCGAAGAATTCGCCGAAGACAAGCGACAACTTGTCACAGAACGAATTGCCTATAAAGGCAAAATCGTTGAGCATACAGGAATGCTAAATAAGTTTATTACAGAAGCTGTTGCAAAGGAAATGAAAGAATTCTATGCTGAAAAGAAAGCAATGAAGGAAAACTTTGCTAAGTTAGAGAATTTCTTATTAAGACAACTTGCCGAAGAAATTCGTGAGTTTAGGATTGATAAAAAATCTTTAGTAGAACAGAAAGTTAAAATGGTAACTGAAGGTAAACAGAAGTTACACGAAACGAAAACACAGTTTATTAAACGTGCAGCTCGGATTATCGAGTCAAACATTGAAAAAACTTTGCGTAGTGAAATTAGTCAATTCAAGGACGACATTCGTGTTGCTCGTGAAAACGAATTTGGACGTAAGATTTTTGAAAGTGTTGCAGCAGAATTTATGACTTCGTATTTAAACGAAGGCACTGAATTGAAGAAGATACAAAAAGTTGTTGAATCTAAAAACAAGAAAATTGCTTCATTAACAGAAACAGTTAAGAAAAGTACAACACTTGTTGAAGGTTTAGATAGTAAACTGAAAGCTACACAAGACTTAGTCGAAAGACAAAAAGTCATGAACGAATTACTAGCCCCATTGTCTAAGGACAAGAAGTCAGTAATGAAAGAATTACTTGAATCAGTACAGACAAAGAATTTGCAAGGCTCATACAATAAATATTTGCCAAGCGTTCTAAATGAAGCAATTGAACGTAAACCTGCGTCTTCAAAGACACAGTTGAACGAAGCAACATTGTCTGCTAATACAGGTAATAGAGTGATGGTCACTCAAGATGAAGAATCAGGGGATTCTTCGGAACTGAATCACATTTTGTCCTTAGCCGGAATTAGAAAGTAATCTAGGAGAAACTTATAATGGCAACTAAGCTATTTGAATCAAACTGGGGCGCAACAAAAGAAGCCCTTTTAGAAGGCCTTTCGGGGAACCGTCGTCAATCTATGGACGTAGTGTTTGAAAACACTCGTAGATATTTGTCAGAATCGGCAACCGCAGGCGCAACACAATCAGGTAATATCGCCGTACTTAACAAAGTTATGCTTCCGTTAATTCGTCGTGTAATGCCTACAGTTATTGCTAACGAAATCATGGGTGTTCAACCTATGACTGGTCCAGTGGGCCAAATCCATACTTTACGTGTTCGCTATGCTAACACTGCTGCTGGTTTAACAGCTGGTACAGAAGCATTGGGTCCATTTGAAATTGCGAAAGCATATTCTGGTAATGAAAACGCAGCTGATCCAGCTGCTGCATCTACAGCACGTCTTGAAGGTGTACCAGGTAATAAAATGAGCATCCAAATTTTGAAAGAAACAGTAGAAGCTAAGACACGTAAATTGTCAGCTCGTTGGACTTTTGAAGCAGCACAAGATGCAAATGCAATTCATGGTATCGATATCGAAGCTGAAATTATGCAAGCACTTGCACAAGAAATTACAGTTGAGATTGACCAAGAGATGCTTTACAAACTAGGTAGTTTGGTTCCAGTTGCTCCAACAACTTTCAACCAAGCAGCAGTATCAGGTACAGCAACTTATGTTGGTGACGAAATGGCTGCTCTTGCAGTTATGATTAACCAACAAGCTAACTTGATCGCAGCACGTACACGTCGTGGTGCAGCAAACTGGTGTGTAGTTAGCCCAACAGCATTAACAATTCTTCAGTCTGCAACTACATCATCATTTGCACGTACAACTGAAGGTACATTCGAAGCACCTACAAATACAAAATTTGTTGGTACACTGAATGGTACAATGCGTGTTTATGTTAACCAATATGCAAGCGATAGCGACCCAGTATTGTTAGGTTATAAAGGCCCAACAGAAACTGACGCAGCAGCTTACTACTGCCCATATATTCCATTGATGAGTGTTGGTCCAGTTATGGATCCGCAAACTTTTGAGCCAGTGGTTAGCTTTATGACTCGTTATGGTTATTTGGAACTTACTAACACAGCTAATTCCTTCGGTAACGCAGCGGATTATCTTTCTAAAGTCGGAATTAATAGTTCCACTTTGAAATTTTACTAATCCATTGGAAAGAGTTGTTCGCAACTCTTTCGTAAGATTATTAAAACAAAAAACCCCGCTAATCCGGGGTTTTTTTCTTGACTAAAATATGTTATGCTAAATATAAGATCAGACTTAACTGTTATGGGAATGTAATGGATAAAATACAGCAACTAATTTTAGATACATATAATGAAAAACCTAAACACTTCACACAAATTTTAAAAAGAAATAATGAAGTATTAGCATATATAAACACACATGCATCACATTTAGATAATTTCCTTGAACAATTATATTTTGTAGTTTATAGAACGTCAAACATATGCCCAACTGGAAAAATAAAACAGTTAAAAACTTTTGCCGGGTATTCGTTTTGTGGTCGAGCCGGTGTATGCCAATGCGCAAAAGAATCGGTTAGTAAATCAGTATCAATATCAAAACAACAATATACACCGGAAGAAACACAGAAAATAAATGAAAAAAGATTAAATACAACAATACATATGTATGGTGTGACAAATGCAGGTCAACTTGAGTCGTCTATAAAGGCACATAAACTATTGTATGAAAATGTAGCTGCGGTAGAAGGTATTACCACACAGATTAAAAAAACTAAATTAGACAAATATGGTGATGAAAATTATAATAATAGAGAAAAATGTGAAGTAACTTGTCTAGAAAAATACGGGTTTAAGAATACATGGTCACTAACTGACGATAAACAAAATCCGAATTTAGATCTGCTACGAGATAAAGGTAAGTTATCGGAATTATTTCCACGATTATCGGTACAAGAAATAGCAGACACACATAATCTTCATGTTCAGACAGTGTATCATTATCTTAATAAACACGGATTCAGGGAACCATATAAATCTACCTTTGAAAAAGAAATTATATATTTCTTAAATGAACTCGGAATAACAAATATTGTGTCGAATACACGATCAATAATAGGGAAAGAATTAGATATCTTTTTACCTGACTATAATCTTGCAATCGAATATAATGGGATTTATTGGCATCATGATAAAATTCCACATATATCAACTACATACCACCGAGATAAGTTTATTGAATGTGAAAAAAAAGGTATAGAATTATTTACTATATTTAGTAATTCGTGGGAATCTAAAAAAAATGTGTGGAAGAAAAAAATAATATCTAAATTAGGATTAGTACCTGATAAAATTTATGCTCGTAAAACTGAAATTGTTGCCTTAACTTCAGGTGATACACGAACAATTCTAGATAATAACCATGTACAGGGATATTGTACAGCTCAATATTGCTATGGGCTTAAATATAATAGCGAAGTAGTTGCAGTCATGACATTTTCACGCAAGCGTGTCGGTATAGGCAAGGACCGTGGCTCAGAAAACTATGAATTAGTAAGATATGTAACATCACACCCTGTCATCGGCGGCGCATCTAAGATATTGGCTCATTTTATAAAGAGTCATTCGCCAATATCTATATATTCGTATTCTGATAATCAATATAGCATCGGTAAGTTATACAATACATTAGGGTTTATATTAGAAAAGGATAATTTAGCTGGATATAAGTATTACAGTCCGACTGAGAAAAAAATGTATCACAGGTATAAATTTGCTAAACATAATTTAGTAAAGGCAGGATTTAATCCACTTAGTACCGAGAAGGCAATTATGGATGATAGAGGGTTTCTAAGGATATGGGATTGTGGAACCCGTACATGGGTGCTAAATTGTAAATAAGTATAGAAAACCCCGGATTAGCGGGGTTTTTTCTTGACTAAAATTTCTTAGAAAAATATGATAAATATACGAAACTATTGCAGTCAACGGAAACCCTATGTCAATTAAGGTAAGCACACTTTTAACATCTAATACTGAAGTAAGCAGCGATACTGAGCCAAGCTTAGGTGGCAACCTTAATACATCTAACTATGAAATTGTTAACGGCGGCGCATCAGTTACTATTACAGGTAATAAGTACCCGACAAATAAAGGCTTGGCAAATCAAGTATTATCTACTGACGGATTAGGTAATCTAACATTTAAAAGTATATCAGCAACTACAATTTCGCTTACAGGTGATGTCCTAGGAACAGGTACTACCTCTATTCCTACAGTATTATCACCTACAGGTGTAGTTCCGGCAACCTACGGATTTATAGATGCAGTCGGTGCGTTTAGTGTAAATGCTAAAGGCCGGATAGTGTATGCACATAATGTACCTATTGCAATCACTCCAGCCCAAGCAGGGCTACCGAATGTAATTAATGAATTGCAAGTTGTTAATGCCGGCGCAACACCTAGCATAATAGCAGATACAGGAGTACCAACATCAATTGCAGACGAAGGCGCATTATATATTGATACATCGTTATCTGGTGGTAGATCATGGTATAGATATACTTCATCAGCATGGGTACCTATAACACAAAATTCTTCCCTTAGTTTATATTCTGAGTATGTAAATACATATATACCGCCTGCCACAAGTGGTATAAATTCTATTGCCCTAGGGTCAGGTGCTCAGGCCGTAGGTGAAAATACTCTTGCAATTGGTTTACAATCTCTTGCTCGATCGTACGGTGGTGTAATTCAATCAAGTGGCAGATTTAGTAATTCGGGTGATGCACAAACAGGTCGATATTTATTAAGAACGGTTACTGTAAATAATTCCCCTACAGAGTTATTTTTAGATGGAACAAATGGGTTATATAGGTTACAACTTACTGATAGCTCAACATGGAATTTTAGAATAAAACTTACGGCACATAGAACTGATGCTCAAGGTGGACATGCTGGGTTTGATATATCCGGTGTAATATACAGATATGCTGGAAATTCTTCTGTAGCAATACAGGGTGCTGTTAATTATACAGTTATAGCAAGAAGTAACACAAATTGGACAACGTTAGTCACTGCCGACACAACTAATGGTAGTTTAAAAATATCTGTTATTGGCGAAGTCGGTAAAATTATACGATGGGTAGCTTTAGTTGAAACAGTTGAGATAACTAATTAATGAATTCTAGATAAATACTGCAAAGAAACTATTTTAACTCAAGGATAAGATGAATTTTAACCACGATTCTGGACTAATCGATACCTTACTAACGATTGATACTACCCAATCACCGC